GAGCAAATATTAATGGTCAAACTTTAATAGAAGTCTTTAAAGAAATTGAGGAAGACCTAGCAATAGGAGATAATGGCTTTGTTTTATTGAATATGGATTATGGAACAAATGAAGAAGGAGAAATTATACTTAAAGAATTAGTAGAAATTATCAGAGCAGATCCAGGAATAATGAGAATAGTCGCAGACAAATTTGGACGCCGAGGATTAACAGATGATGGTAAACGAGCTATGACTTGTTTAGACCATAGAAAAGAATTATTATTTGACCAAGATACTTGTAATAAATGTTTCAAGAAAACCTACCCTGTTCACTATTCTGCTTTCTATAACACAGGTGCTCAGACAACACCAATTTATTATATCGAAGGAGAAATCATACACGTTTCAAAATATAAACCATCTTTACTTTATGGTTCTCCCCCAATAATCGCCGTTTGGCAGAAAGTTCATGCTTTATTAGATATGGATAGATGGATAAAGGACGCTTATGGATTACAAAGACCACCTAAAGGAGTTTTCTTAGTTAATACTTCGAACACAGATACTGTCAAAAAGGCTTGGGAATGGATGCTTAGTAAATTGAAACAGAATAATCATGCAATACATCCTTTTGTAATTGAAAATAAAGAATCAAACAAAGGAAAGTTTGCAGAATATATCAGTTTTATGCCTAACTTAACAGAAATGCAATTCACAGAAGTTAGGGAAGAGATGCGACGAAGCGTTGGAGCAGTGTATGGAGTTATGCCTTTATTCACAGGAGATATGTCAAACTCCGGAGGATTAAACAACGAAGGCTTACAAGTTACAGTTACAAATAGAGCAGTAGAAGCAGGACAAAATATTTATAATAAAAAAGTTATTCCAGAGATTTTAAAGGTATTAGGAATTAATAATTGGAATATAATACTAGCACCATCTGAAGAGAAAGATGAGATGGCTGAGACACAAAGAAATATGGCTGATGCACAATACGCAACTCTGATGAGAAATATGGGCTTTGAAGTAACACGAAACCCACAAGGAGAGTTTGAATATAGTGATAAACCAGTAAACCCACCAACAGATACGGGTGGTCTTACAGATTTTATGAATGAACAATCGCAAGGTATACAAGGAATGCCTGATACAAAGAAAACTGCTATTAGAAATAGTTCAGATTATAGAAAGGAGATTGAAAAAGAAATTGAANAATTAATTAAAAACTTAGACTTAAAGAGAAAAATTCCTGAAGAAAAACTTAAAGAAAAAATAGAAAATCTAATCGAAAGATTCAAGAACAGACTTGTAGGAAAATCAAATAAACAACTAGAAGATGCTTATTCAAAATCTATAGAAAGAGTTGAAAAGCAACTTAATGTTAATATCGTAGATTCTGGCCAAAGTGCAGCAGTTCTAAATGCTGTGAAGAATTCGGATGTCTACACAGGAGCTTTTTCAGGATTGACAAAGAGTATGTCTTTGAAATTAAATAGCGTAATACGAGAAGCTTATAGTAAACCTAAAGAGTTCAGTATTGATAAAATTGTTAAGAATATGTCCGATGTAGTAGAAGCAAGTGATTCGCAGTTAGAAGCAATAGCTAGAACAGAAACACATAATATTTCAACATTAGCAAAAGGAGAAGTATACAAACAGCTTGGAGATAAAGTTCTTGTCAAGTGGATTAATCCAGAAGACTATAGAACAACAGATATTTGTCATAAAATAAAAAGAAGAACTGAATCTGGAGTAACTATAAACAAGCTTAAGGAAATAATTAAAGAAGAAGCAGACCCTAATATTTACAGAAGTGATAGACCATTCACACCACACATTAATTGTAGATCTGATATGGTTTCATCACGAAAATGAGTAGTCTTTCTTAAGGATTACCGTTTTGACACCAACTCTTGTCCGGTGTAAAAGCCGGACACTAATTTTATAGTTATAAACTTGTTTTTCCTTAATTTTTTTATGGCAATCGAAGAAGAAAGACTGTTCGAGGAACAGTTAGATAAGGAACTTTCGAAAATTGCAGAAGCAATACTTGCCGTAGCTAAAGAGAACTTAATAAAGAATGGAACTTGGTATACTGGATTTTTAGCAAAGTCAGGGCATGTAGACCATAGCAAGTTCATGGAAAAAACAATAATCTTTAGTGCGCCGTATGCAGAGGATGTAGAATTTGGTTCAGACCCAAGATATGTTCCACCTGGACAATTACATTTGTGGGCTAAAAGGAAATTGGGACTGAGTGATAAAGAAGCAAAAAGGGCAGCATACTTCATTTCAAAGAAAATTGAAAGAGAAGGAACAGACCCTAAACCTTTCGTAAGACCGGCGTTAAGAGAATTTGCAACAAAGGTGAAAGTAATTGATTAATCAACTAGATGTATTAAATAAAGAAGATAGAATATTTGAAAGTGTAATATCAGCAGAGGTTAAAGATACTGCTGGTGAAAAGATTCCAATAGAAAAATTAAAATTAGCTATGGATACTTACATGAAAAGGGGAGGAGTCATAATTGATTCTCATTCTAACAAAGTCGTAGGTAAAATGCTTAATTGGGCAGTAGAAGATATTGACGGAACTCAAGCAATTAAGTCAAGGAATATTGTCTTTGGAGATAATCCCGTAGATAATAAAGTTTGGAAAAAAATCAAATCAGGAGAATATAAAGGAATGTCAATAGGCGCTTGGAATAATAATCCNGAAGGCGCATACATAGACAAAAATGATGGTTCAGTAGTTTTAGATGATTTAAGCGTAGTTGAGTTTTCAGTAGTTGAAAACCCATGTAATCAGAAAGCATTAATTTCTGGCGCAAATTACATAGCGAAAGGAACTACTACTAACAAGTATCAAGAACTCCAAAAAACAATTGATACTATAACAAAACAAACAAAAATATAGGTGATAACATGGCAAAAGAAGTCAATAAACAAGAAGAAGAGACAGTAGACACTCGTGCCTTAATGGAGTCTTATGCTCAAGCATTACAAGCAATCACAGAAAGACTTGATGCAATCGAAGGAAGACTTGGTGAAGATGTTGAAGCTTCAAAAGAAGAAGAAACAGAAGAGCCAAAGAAACCAGAAGAGCCAAAGAAACCAGAAGAAGAAGAGACTACAAAAGAAGGTGACGGTGAGAAAGTTGTATTACCAAAGTCAGTTACAGAAGATTCAGAAGAACAAGGACTAGGTAGCGAACAACCAGCAGACCAGGTTAAGATTGTAGAAAAGATGGAAGAGATAAAAAAGGATATCGTAGCAGAAGTTAAAAAATCTCTAAAAATCACATCTACACCAAGACCAGAAATAAACAAAGAAGAGCCTCAATCAGTTAACAAAGGATACGCAAGATTAGATGCACTAGCAATCGCTAGAGGAGAACAAAAATTCAACAGAGCGCAACTTGTTAACGAAGTTCAGAAATCAAGAGAAGAACAATTGAGAGCAGTATTAGGTGATTAAATATGGCAGCAACAGTAAAAACAATTCAGGATTTAGAAACTTTGTATTACTCCAAAAAAGGAGCAGCTTGGATTCAGAAAAATGATGTAACAAAAGCAGACGCACCGGTTCTATCAACAACAACAGGTGTATACAACGCAGTTTATGGAGCACAGGTATGGATTCAACTAAACTCTGAGGCAAATGCATTTGGTGCATTACCAAAAGAAGTTTGGACACACAGCGGTTGGAGAGTAATAACAACAGCAGCAGCAACTGATGGAACAGGCGGTGTAGCAGAAAATGGAGCAATACCAGACACAACAAAACCAACATTCGCAGAAGTTTCAACAAAACCAAAAACAGTAGCACACTCATTCGATGTAACAGAAGTTCAAGAAATTCTAGCACAATCAGAAGATGACGCAATTGGTAACATAGAATTTTTGAGAAACTATTTCGGAATTAGACACAAGGAGCACATAAACAAAATGCTATTAGGAGATGTGGATACATTAGCAAGCGATAATTTCGAGTCAATCGACCGAGTAGTATCAAGTTATGACGAGTTAACAAATCTATCATTAACAGCAGGAGATTCTGACATATATGGAATAGATAGAGACGCAGCAGCATCATGGGCAGACGCTTATGTAGATGACAACTCAGGTACAGACAGAAGCTTAACAGATGATTTGGTATTAGCATTAATCCAAAACATAGGAACAAATGGTGGTAACACAACATTTAACCTAACAGGACACGACTCTTTGAGAGTTTTGATTAATCAGTTTAGTTCACAAATCAGATACAACGTCCTTGGTGAAGCAACAGCTTCAGTAGGAGTAAATGGTATTCAAACAGAAGACGGTGTAAACGCAGGATTTAGAATCGCAAGTTTATACGGAATTCCTGTATTGAAGTCCCACAACGTATTCCAAGACACAATCTCTAGGTTCTACGCTTTGGACACATCAGACCCAGAAGGATTTGGTAAACCAAGATTGAGCTTTAGAGTAGCAAAACCAACTCAATACTTTGAGACTGGAATGAATCAGGGCAATCCATTTGCAATAAACAAGTTCAGTAATGAAGGAGTATACAGAACAGTTGGAGAACTGATTTGTAGATTCTTTAAAGCACAAGGTAAAATCAGAGACTTGAAAACTTAAAGTTGAATGTTTGTGGGGGAAACCCCACTTTTCAATTTTTTATTGTGATAAATATGGTAAAATTTAAAATGAAAGGAATAGAAGGTCTTAGAGCTACTTCAAGAAGTACAGGTACAGGCACACCGCCTTACACATTTTTTGAAGGCAAAACAACAGAAATAAACATACAGGCTGATATTGATTATTTTAGAAGTCAGCCAAATAGATTCGAAGAGGTTGGCGTAGTTAAGAAAGTTAAGGAAGCAGTTGAGAAAATCAAAAAGAAGACTACAAAGACATCCACCAAAAAAACAAAAAAGAGGTAATAAATTATGGCATTTACATCAACAGTAACACAAAGAACTGTTTTCGGAGACGCTAAAGTAGTCTACGGAACATTTACAAATACTTCTGGTTCAACAGGAGGAGATATAGCAACTGGGCTTAACACAGTGGATTTTATTTCACTAGCACACACAGGTTCAGCAGTTGTAGCATCTGACCCAGTAGCAAATGAAACATTTCCATTTAGTGGTGGAGATGTGACTATTGTAACAGTTGCAGACGCAGATGGATTATACATGGCAGTCGGGAGATAAGATTTTATACTTATAAACCCGAAATCCCAAATTTCATAAGAGTGGAGTCACGAACGCTCTAAGGAATTGGCGATTCATACGATGCGTATTGCGTCAATTAAAATAATAAAAAGAGGTAGATAATATGACACTTCCAAGTTCAATAAGAAATAGAGAATATCAAAAATTCGTAGAAGACGCAGCAGGTAATGTTGCGATTAGAGTTATACCAAACTGATGCTTCTGGAGCAGATATGCTTAAGGTAGAAGATACCGCACATACTACAGGAGACCCAGGAGTACAAATGTTAGCAGTTCGTAATGACACGTTAGCAGCACTATCAGGAACAGATGGAGATTATTCTCCGTTTCAAGTTAACGCAACAGGTGCTTTATACACAGAAGTAGCAGCACTACCAGGTTCTACACCAACAGTTACTAACGCAACAGGCTCAGGCGCAATAGCAACTTCAACAAGTTTATCAGCACCATTTAGATTGGTAAGCGTAACAGTTTTATTTGATTCAGCACCAACAACAGCTGAAGATTTAACAGTAACTTTAAACGCAAATGATGGTTCAGCATACGATACAGTATTGTTTAATGTAGACCCAAGTGTAGAATCAAAAACAAGTATAGTTTTCATACCAGATAATANTTTGGTATTTGAAAATGGGGACGAATTAGATGTTGCTTATACAAATACCGATGCTAACACATACGGATTGAGAATTGTAACTCAAGCAATTTAGGTGAATAAAACATGGCATTATACTTAGATGGAAAGAAGTTCGGTAACTATTTTGCTATTGAGATTGATAGTCATATAGTTCCTACATCAGGAACTTTGAATATTAAAGATACAAGCGGTAATACATATTTTTCTATAAATGAAACTAACGCAACTTGGACAACTGATGCAACAACAGAAGATGCTTTGACTTTAAATCTTAATACTCTAACTTCTGGAAACGGATTAATAATTACAGCAGATAGTGATATTCTAACAACTGGAAAGATTATTGATTTCCTTTCAGGTAGTTCAAGCACTTCTTCGGTTTTCTCGATAAGCGATACTGAAATATTATTTAATAATGGAAATCAAAATATAGATTTCAGAATAAAGAGTGTGAATAACAACAATATGTTTTTCTTAGACGCAAACGCAAACTCAATTCAAATAGGAAAAGGAGTTAAACAAGATGGATATAATATAATTACTGGTTCAGAGACTCAAACAACAGATGCTACACAAACCACTTTACAGACAATAGGGTTACAGGATGAAAACACATATTATATTAAAGCAAGAGTAAACGCAGTTAAATCAGATGGCTCGGATAGAGCAACTTATGAAGTGGTAGGAACATTCTATCGAACAGGTGGTGGCGGAGCAACAATACAAGGAAGCGTAACTTCAATTCATACTTCAGAAAGTGANGCTACTTGGGGNGGAGTAACACTTACAGCAAGTGGAAATAATGTTTTGTTAANANTAACAGGTAAAGCAGGAACTACAATAGATTGGGGAGGTTGGGTTACTTATACTAACTCAGGTAATTAAAAATGACTAAAGGATTTGATAACGAAGATTTTGATGTTGAAAACGACCTTACAGTAGGTAATGACGCAACCGTATCAGGTGCGGCAAATGTAACTGGAGCAGTAGGAGGTGGAGCTGGTTCAAACTTCACAGATAGCAATATTGTAAACTATAAAGCATTCACACCAACGGTAGCGGCTCCATTAGAGGCAAGTGTAAACGATTATGCTATAAGCACAGCTACTTTGAATATGATTTCTTCAGATGGTTTAGCAACTTATAATATCACAGGAATAGTCTCAGGAGTTCCAGGACAATTATGTATGATATGTCATACAGGTGGAGATGTAATTAATCTTATGAATGAGAACGCAAGCTCAGCAGCCGCAAATAGAATACTAACTGGAACAGGAGCAGATTTAGCTCTTGGACCAGACCAAAGTGTTATGCTTGTTTATGATGATACAGCTACAAGATGGAGAGTATTTAAGAACGCATAATGGCAAAGAATAAAATAATTCTAACTGAAGAAGAAAACCTTGAGATAGAAAATATTAGTTTGAAAGTAGAAAACATAAAACTGAAAGCAAAACAAGCGTTAGATGAATTAAACAATCAAATGAATAAAGTTCAAAAAAAGCTTTGGGATAAATATGAAATACCTAAAGGAGAAGAATGGAACTTAGAAGGNAAAACATTAACAAAGGTGGTAAATAAATAATGGGAGATATATACGGATTTGGAACTCCAGTAAAGAATGCTGATGGAACATATACAGTTAGTCAAGCGAACGCTGAGGACTGGACTTTTAATCAAGAAATAGCAGATGACTTTGAGGCAAGAGTAACTCGACTAAGAGCTAAAGGTAAGGACGGACACGCTGACGAGTTTGAAGAATTAGATACGGCAGTCAAAGCTTTGGAGGAATAAATGGCTACCTTTATTGGAGCATATGACACCAACGCTGAAAGCAGTCAAGCTACTTTAAGGAAAGCCACAATTAGTAGAGACGGAACTAAAGA